TTGAGCCCCTTTTCTATTAAGGTTTTATCCTATTCAGTTACGATTATCTGAAACCATCGATACCGAAGCTAACGATATTCTTAACTTTGATTACACCATAGAAACGGTTGTTAACCATTTTCTTAGCGTAACGAGTCATGATACCTTTAACTGGAGCGAAGGTAAACGGATTATACATTGTAGGGGTTAATTGCATTGGCACGTATGGTGCGTAAATGTAACCTGTGTCTAACAATGAAGTTCCTTTGTGTCCCATCAAGATTGTGTCAGCTGGGAAGTAAGGATCACGGTAAACCTGGTAACGACCAGAAAGTGAACCCACTCTTTCAATACCCATGTTGAATTTATCTTGCTCAGGAGCAGCGTTAGATACGTGGAAGTATTCTAAATCATCAAAAATTGCAGAAACCTCAGCTGAACATACGATCCAGTTTGCGCCACCACGAAGAGTTGCTTTGTGGATTTGAGCAGAAACTTGATTGATCGCAGTGATCAAGGTTTGGTTCCATTCTTTTTGAGTATAGAATGCGCCTGAGTTAGTTGTATCGATACCACGGCCAGTAACACCAGCGTAATCCCAAGACAATCTCCAAGCAGCACCTCTACGTAAGTCTCTTAAGATCTCACGATCGATCTCAGCAGCAACTTGCTCAGACAATAAAGCTGTTAATTCAGCTTCTGCGTCAATGTTATGGAACGCTGACACGTCTTGAGCTAATTCTGGAGACCATTGTGCTCTTAACTTTCTTTCGATAACCGATACGGTTACAGACTGAAGTTCGAAGCTCACTTCACCCATGTTATCAGACAATTCTAATGAATCGTAAGTTTTGTAAGTTACAGTGATATCAGACAAATCAACGTTGTCGTTATCTGGAGCAACAACTGAGATATAAGTTACACCCGAACCATCCATCAATTGTGTACCATATTTTTGAGATGGGAAGTAAAAATCTAAAGTACCACCAGTGTAAGAAACTTCCATTGTGCTTAAGAATTCTTCAGCATTTTCGTAGTTTCCAGCGCCAGTTAAAGTAACTTTAACGATTTCAGTTGTACCAGATGTGATTGTGGTACCAGTTTTTACAGCAAAACCAGCTGTGCTGAACTTAAATAAGCTAGCGGTGTGGGTTGTACCAGTAGCTGTTGTACCCTCACCTTTTGATTTATCATACAAACCATCCTCTCCGTAGAAAGCATCGTATGTATTCTTGTTAGCACTGAAAGCTTCAGCCATCTGCATTTGGTTTCTTGGGTCATTGCTTTCTGGGCCACCCGATTTACCAAATTCTGATCTACCAATTTTCGGTACAAAGTAGAACAATTTACCAATAGGTAAGTTCAACGCTTGTACAGAAACGATTTCGTTTGCTAATAATTTTGAGAATACTCTTCTCACGATAGGGAACACAACAGTTTCGAAAGAACCTTCAACACCTAATGATGTAGCTTCGTTCAACATGTATGAAGCTTGGTTTTCGAACAACTGAGCGATGTTCTCTTTACGATGTCCATTTAAGCCTTCTAAAAGACCTAAGCTGTCCCATCTGTTAATTACGTCAGTACGTACAGTTTTTAAGTGATTTAAACTTACGTTACCAACTTTTCCTGATTCTAATAATGCACCCATTTTTAGTATTTTTTTAAGTTTTTAATTTTATTATTATTTAATTTTTCCAATGATATCCAACATTCTTTCGAGTTGTGGATTCTTGTAGGCTGTGGACTCATTTAAATTTGAAGCGCCACTGGCCTTAGGTGTTTCAAGAACTCTTTCTTCGATAGTTTTTTCAACCGTGTTTTTGCTTGTTTTAAATAACGATTCTAAACTATTGAAAACCTCTCTTGATTCTGTCAAAGTTTTAGCTGAATCAAATCTCTTAAGGATATCTAATTTTTCATCCTTAGTAGTTGAATTTTCAGTCATTAATTTAACAGCGTAAGTTAAGTTTGATGTGAACAATGCAACTTCTTGTAATTGACCTTTGAGATTTTTAATTGCTGATTTATATTCAACCTCAGCATTTTTAAACTCTTCAACTAAAGTGTTAACATTGTCTAGTTCTTGAGACTTAATTTTATTTTCAGTCATTAAAGCCTGTAACTTCTTTCTAGTAGCCACTAAACTCTCATGTAACTCTTCTGTGTTGTGCTTCATATGAGCTTTTGCTGTAACATGCTTAACATCCTCTTCCATTTCTTTTTCTGGTGTTGGTGTTTCTTCAACAGTTTCTTTAACTTCTTCAGTAGATTCTTTAACCTCTTCGGTTCCTTCTTCTTTAACCTCTTCAGTTTCAGAGACAGTGGCATCCTCTGCAATTTCAATCTCATACACAACTTCATTTTCTTTCATGGTTTCATCGTCCTCTGGATTTGGTTCTTCAGCTGGGGTCTCTTCAGATCCCATTTCAGCGCCAAGATCACCAGCGGTAACAATTTCATCATCACCTGGAACTGGTTCTTCAGCTGGGGTCTCTTCAGATCCCATTTCAGCGCCAGTTGGTTCAATGTTAATTTGAATACCACCCTCTGGGGTTTTAACGATTTCGATCTCGTCTGTTAGTTGCATGCGGTCAAATTCATCCGAAACCTTATCAAAAGGTTCATTTGTTAAATCAATCACTTCTGTTTCCTCGGAATCAACACCAATAGTCGGGTCAATACCAGCGTCATCAGAAGGCATTTCTTCTGTATCCACAACTTCACTTCCTTGATCGGTTGGATTACCATCACCAACCATATCATTTGGCTGAATATCTTCTTCAGCTTCGTTTAAGCCTTTTCTAACGATTGCTTCCAAGTCATCTTTTAAAGTACTTCTAAGGACATGATTTGCGTTCTTTTCAATACCCTCTTTGATTTCTTGTATCTCAGCTAGAGTTTCAGCTAAAATGTTAGTTTTACTCATATTATTTTTTTTTAAAAAACTTATTTTGTCTATAATGCTAATAATAAATATCAAGCATTTTGCAAAAGTTCATAATTCTCAATAAATAAAATAAAAAAACCCGCCTTTTGGGCGGGTTAGGTAAACAGATTTTTATGAGTAAAAAGAAATGTTAATTTTTTATGCGTTTATTTCAACGTCATCTGGTTTAATTACTCTAATGATTTTTGATTCGGTTGCGGTTAAAATCCTGTAATCCGATATTGTACCGTCCAGATCTTTAGCCACTTGTGTTTCAGCGTCTGTAATAGAAACTGCCTTAACCAAGTAAATTTCTTTTACTTTTTTAATTTTACCTGTTTGTTCATCCTCAACAACAAACTGTACTGTTACGGTGTACCAATAAAAATTTTTATCCATATTACTTTTTTTTTGTTGGTACAAATATAGTAAAAGAAATTTATAAAACCAAGTTATTTACCCAAAAATGAACTTAACTTACTAAGAAATTCATCTTGAGGTTCTTTAGTTGTTATAATTTTTTGTGGTTCAGCATCAGGTAAGACCTCATCGTACTTAGAAAAATCTTCTGGGTTCTTATATAAATAAGAGCCTGGGGTTGATGGTGAAGATACTATATCCCAACAAATAAGTTCAAAATCATTTTGAACAACATTTTTACCATTTATTTTTTTAAGAGAGCCGATACCCCTTGATGATATACCAAGAGTCATCCCGTAAGATAAATACATTGCCACTAAATCACCATGACAAGATATGATACCACTCTTTCTATACCCTTCCGAAACAAGTATCTCAAGTTTGCCCACTAAAGCATTACCCTCCCAGAACATATCTAATATTCTGTGAGGTGATCCACCTTTTAACGATATAACCGATTCTTGTGGGTGATCAAGCTCGTGAAAACTAGCGTTTCGTCTTATAACATCGCGATAACGATCAACTTCCTTCTTTAAGATATCTTCTGGGTATATTCTACCATTTCTATTTTCAACACCATATTTTTGTAGCGTTGCGTAATATATAATTGGTTTTGTAAGATCAACAGTACCACTAATGGTGCTTTCGTTTAAAAATTGCTCATTAATTTCTCTAGTGATTGAACCAGCATCGTGGTCAATGATTATACCAAACCCCTCTTCGTTTTCTTTTAAAATTTTTAATGCCATTGGTTAAACTTTAATATAAATATCTTAACGTAAATTAAAAACTCATATTAAACGTCATAATCTTCATTAAGATTAAAACCAATTGGGTTATCAGTAATTTTACTCTTCTTTAATCTTACTATAACCTCATCGTATGGGTTATCTAATATATAAAGTGAAATAAAAACTTCCTTAATATGTGCCATAGTAAAATTATGGGTATCTTTAACCAATTTCTTTAAATCGTATTTCTTTTTATCTTCTGGTAACAGTTTGGTTTCAAAATACAACGCTCTATCGCTCTCGGTTGGTTTTTTTATTTCATATTTTTTATCAAATCTTGATGGCCTATCTTTAATTCTGTCTGGTATTTTTTCAATGTTGTTTGTTGTCGCAACATAAACAACATTATTAATTGAATTTAAACCATCGAGAAAATTTAAGAATGGTTCTTCACCATGTTTTGCGATAACCAAATCAATGTCCTCAATAATACATAATAAAGGCCTCTCTTTTTCAACTTTTCTAATTAATTTGGCTATTTCAACCCAATTTTCAGGGACATCGAAATAAATTGATAAACCATTTCGTTTTTTTATTTCTTCAATTAACAAATATATTAATGATGTTTTACCGCAGCCTGGGTGGCCATGTAAAATAATCCCACGTTTTGGGTTTAAATTATATTTTATAAATTTTTCTTTATTATCCCAGAATTTTTGTAAGTCGGCTATTATCTTATCGTGTGGTAATGACGGTAAATGAAAAAATTCTTCACTTTTATATTCCATTTTAGTCACACCAAAACCTTGTTGGTCGTTATACGTCATGGAATATAAACCTGATGGTATTGTGTCTATACACTTAAAGCTAAAAAAGAAATTTTTATTATCTAACGTTACCCAAGATTCGACTTTAGGTAAGATATTGTTTATGTGTTCTTTGTCAGCTTCATTTTGAAGCTCATCTAAAAAATCTTCTGTTATATCCATGTTTTATTTTTTTGAGTAGAAATTGAAATTATTTTTTTGAACAACATTTATAGCTGACACAGCGATATCTTTGATTTCATTTTTTAGTTGTTCCGAATTAAACTTTATAAATTTTTTTGGATAAACAGTAACCTCAATAAACATAAAGCTTTTTTTATTTAACATCATACCAGATGATCTTAAATCCAAGTCAACAATAAAATTTTCATGAAAAATTTCCTGGTTAATTTTTTGCCTGAGTTCGCTTATTATACTTTTTCTAGTCAACCGTATATTGGATTCGAAATTTATTATTTCTTTGGGTTGAACCCAGGATTCTATATTCACGTATATAGCATTTAATTTTAAAGCATCAATAGTGCCATACTTGACTCTAAAGGAGTCGTTTTTAAAGAGATTTTTCTCTTTACCAAATTTACTGAACATTTTTTTGTCATAATTTTCTAATTTTTATTATTAATAAACAGTATAATAATAAACAAAAATTATGATAAAAACAAATTAGTTAAACGATTCTTTTAGATTTATGATTTTTTCTATTTCTATTATAGTTGGGTTTTCTTCTTTAAGAGAATTAAGTCTTTTTTTAACCTCAACTAATTTCTTAACAACCTCAGAGTTTTCACTATTTAAAATTTTATTCTCTACAATAGTTTCTGTATCATTAATTAAGTTCTGATAAAAATCATTAATCTTGTTTACATCATTTTCAATGAACAATTCGAGCGCTTTTGTTTGCTCTGTATTTAATTTCGAAACATTTTCATTTATTTTTTTATGTAAAGCTTCGAAACTATCTTTATAATCAATTTTTGTGTTTTCTTTTTTGGTAATTTGTTTGATTAGCTCAACTTTGTACTGAGCTTTTTCTTTTAAAGAGATGTTTTCGTTAAAAATTAATTGATCTAATTTAAATTCAATCGTTTTCTCATTTAATTTATGTAAACTTTCGGTAAGTTCGGTTAATTTATCAACCTCAGATTTGTTAAATTGCTTTAGATAACTAATGGATTCTTCAACAAATTCTTTCGCGATATCGATGTCATCAAAATTAACTTGTTTAAACAAATCGTAAACCTCATAAAATTCTTTAAGGTCTTTGTTTTCCTTTATTGTTTTAATGTAACGATTAAATTCTTTTTTAAAAGAAGTCACATCACCATCAGTATAAGTTTTTTCTAACTTACCTAAAATATTTTCTTTTATAACTCCAAACATGATTTTCTATTTTTAGATAAATATTTGAATTATTGGTTAAATTTAGTCTTTTAATATTTTATCTATCTCAGCGATACTTTTGTTTATGGTTTCGGTAATGTTACTACGTCTTTTATCCATGTATCTTTTAGATCTTTCAGCTAAAGTTTCTTCTGGTGCGGTTTCAGTTTCAGCTCCAGCTTCACCCCCTGTTTCAGCTCCAGCTTCAGCTCCAACCTCAGCCCCCGCTTCTGGTGTTTCCAATGGTGCTGTAAAGTCGGTACCTAAACCACCTTCAGCTCCACCACCACCACCGATAGCAGCACTTAATTCAGCCCCAGCTTCAGCCCCAGCTGCTCCAGTTGCACCACCAGCTGTCATATTATCTGGATTAATCTTGTAAGCTTTATAGATTTCCCTGAATAGTCCAGTTTGTTTAATCGTCTCAGCCAACATTTTAATTTCTTCGCCACCCGCTTTTTCAACAGCTTGTCTTTGAATATCAAGTTTGATGTCCTCTTCTGACATACCGAGTATTTCTTTTTTGGCCCATGTCATCGATACTGCACCATACCCGTTTCCAGCATCAGATACCGCATCGCGATATAGCTGAATTTTTTCCTTCCAGTTTTGTACTTTAAGGATGTCCGCTTGTGTTGATGGTGTTGTTAATGATAATGTGAAATTATTTAAATCATCTTCATAACCTTTAAGGTAAAGATGAATAATCGCCATCTTATTTAACTCTTGAATAAGAGCTTTTTGTATTCTATGTACCGCTCTAGCAAAACGAATATCAAGTATGGCTAAGTTTTTACCTTCACCAGTTGCTTCATCAAAACCTAAAAATGCTTTAGGTACTCTAAGAGCCGCTAACATTTTTTTCTGGATATATTCAATATCAGCAATTTCAGATAAATTTTGTGCACCAGGTAGAGTTTCAATGGGCATCGTTAATGCTGGGTCTCTTACTGGAATAAAATAATCTTGGTCAACCGCCAAAGGATTATATCTTGTATCTTGCTGTCCATTCTGTGAGTTTACAATATTAATCCTCTTAAAGTTATTGGCAATTTTATCAACATAACCATCAACGTCCTTATCATCCATGTTACCCACAAAGATTTTGTAAACCCTTCTTTCTGGGGCTCTGGTAACACGATAAACCAACATCGCATCTTCAGAAAGTAATAATTGTTTCCAAATTCTCCTAACTTTTTCAAGCATTGATGTACCATATGGTAATTTTCTATCATCACCCAATAATCTGAAATGGGAAACCTCAAATGAATTAAAATCTATATTCTTATCTTTCCAATGAAACTGAATAGCGTTTTCCTCTTGATATTGATCTAAATTTCTAACAGGAACAAAACCTGGTTCTGTTCTTGTTATTTCAATATTTGGTAATTGAACACAACCAACAATACCCTTTTTAGGTACGATCTTATTGTAAACAAAGTTATCACCATATTTACATAAATTTCTAGCCCAAGATGTTAAATTGGTATTTATGTCCAATACATTCTCAAAAAGGTCAACTAATTCATTCTTAATTCGGGTACTATCCGAATAAATGCTTAATATTTTACCACTTTCGTTTGAGGTTGTCGCCTCGTCAGCAAAAATATCTAATGCGGCTGCTATTTCTGGTGTATACTCCATGGCTTCATAGTCAAAATATGACGCCATTCTTGTTGGTTCATAATATACAGCTTTTTGGTAAAGCTCATTATCTATTTTTTTCCACTGATTTTGTAGATAATAGGTTTGTTGAGCCTCTAATTTTTTTTGTTCTAATTCTTTTGCATCTAAATTTGCAAAAGATTTTGGGTCAATAATGTATGCTGGCCCGCTGACTTGCGATCCCAATGCACGACCTAATTTCTGAAATACTGTTAATTTTTCTGCCATATCATACTACATATTCACATTCCACATAAGGTGGAAATAAGTAATCATTTAAACTTATAACCCATTCTTTTTTTTGGACATAAGTTGTTATACTATCATTGTCAATAGAACAGTAAGCTTTTTTTAACGCCCTACCGCTAATTTTATCATTTATTTGTACACCAGTAATATTCTGACGCATTGCGCCAATTGAATTTATTCTTGATATAACCGTTTTTTTATTAGCCACAATGATTTATCTTTTATTAATATTACCAAAAAGCCAGGAAAAGTCACGTGTATTTTGTAAAATATTATCGTTTATTTCTCTTTTATTGTAGACTTTACCTTCATCTGGTGTTGATTTTATTGTATCCTCTAATAAATAGCTGCTTTTTGTTGGAGTTGTATTAATATTTGTTCTCCAACTATCCAACATAGCTTTTGTCATACTATCAGACTCTTGTAGCTTTTTAAATGATGTGTTAGCTACAAATAAACACATACCCAAAGCCATGATTAGATCATCGTGCGATCCTTTCATGTGATCTGGTTTACCATTTTTATATATAAATTTCTTTAGCTCAGCGATTAATCTTTCGCTTCGTATTTTAAAATCACCCCTAGATACAGCTTCTTCAAGCGCCGCAACAATTTGACTCCTCCTATTTTTTGACGCAAAATTTATACCTGGAATTGCATCAGGTGGTGGAATATAAAATGCATCATCATTTAAATTATCATAGTGCAATAACGATTTTGGGTAGTTCATTTCTTTTAATTTTGATGTTGCAGCAATACCCATACCACCAGTTATATCAAAAGTTGATAGCGCATTATACATTCTACCGTAATGATCAACAAGTTGGGCAGCAACATCTGGCGGGACTTTTCCGTGGTATTCTAAAACTTGTTCGTATGTGTCATAATCAATAATACACATACCTGTCGCATCTTCCGAATCGCCGCGAGAAACATCCAACGCTAAAATGTATCTGTGGCCCTTCTGGGGCATTTTCCAAACCCAAACGTTATTATCCCATTCTCTATCTTTAAAAGAAGGTTCAATAACGTTTATTTCTTCTTGTTTTCTCAAAACCTCACCCTCAATAACATTGTCGCCCGAACCGATAAAAGCACATTCCAACTCTTGATTAATCATTCGTTTATTAAGATTCATATCACGGCACATATTTTCGTACCATGTTGAATGTGGTTTATAACCTTCTTCAAGAAATTTTAAAATGACATCATAATGTAAAACAACCGCACTTTCAATAATGTGCTCATCTTTTTCCGCTTCTGGTTTTTGAATCCAGTTTACAATATCATTTGTTTTTATTAGGCGTAAATCTTTGTTAAATCGAGGATCTTGCCACCATTTTAGGTGTGTTATCTTGAATTTATTTGTTGCATTTATCGCACCCTCATATGCCTCATAGTAAATTTCATCTAAACCATTTGGTGTTGATATTAAAAATGCTTTACCACCCGTACCAATCGCCGCTAAACACGCAGACCAAAGAGCTTGGCCCCCTTCAATAAACGCAGCCTCATCTAAAATCATTATCGTTGGTGTATAACCACGTAATGCATCCGTAGATGTTGCAACTGCCTTTAATTCTGACCCATTTGATAGTTTAACATGTTTTTGGGATGCTTTATCGAATGTGATGTTAGTCCAATCAGGTAATTGTTTGATGAAACCTGTTATCTTATTTAAGAATTCAACGGCAGTTTCTTGTTTGTTCGCTAGAATAAGCACCCTCTCTGGGTTATCTGAAATAGCAAAAGCTGTTTTTACCGCAGCATATGCCGCAGTTACCGTTGATATACCAGCTTGTCTATATTTTAAAACTAAATTAAATCGATTAGTTTCGTAATTACTAATTAATAACTTCTGTTTGTCAAATAATTTAAATGGCACAAAACCCTCTTGTGTTTTATCAAAAGTTTCGAAATAACTTTCAATTGCATAAGAAGGGTCTTTAGCGCATTTTGTGTACTCTAATAGTAATTGTCTTTTATCTGTTATATTCACAAAGTATTTTCATATAAATACTTTTATTTTAGAAAATACCCAAATCGGACAAGTCGATACCGTCAGAATCCTTTTCAAATTGGTATTCGGTGATTTTATTTCTGATTTTTTTAACAATAAAATCAATCTCTTTTTTAGCTAATTCGGGTTTATTCATGACATTGTACATGAAGTCTTTAACAAACATCTCTGAATCCATTTTAAATACTTCAACAAAGATTAATTTTTTAATGTCATAATCTCTTTCATCTATAAGTGAGTGGAAATTAACCCAAAGTGTTGTACCAAAACGAATATCCCACAATTCGGCCATCACATAATCCGTTTCATCAATAGTTTCTTTATCCATGTTTTGAATACCTGGAATCGAAAAAAATGTTATTAGGGCTTTTGTAACTTCATGTAATAATATCGGTGCGCTTATAGCTTTGGCTTCAATAACAGGAATGTCGCCATCAAAATTTAAACGACAGTATCCAGCATTAGCACCACTTTCACCACTGCAAAGTTGATTTTGTAGACTACTATCATCCAATATGAAGTAAAACAAATCATTCGCTATAAGAGCTCTTTGGTAAGTTGGTGTGATGTCCGAACATATTTTTTCAAAATCATCTTTATACATATGGAAAATGTAATGTGATGCCAGTGCGGCTCCTTGTGAAAAAGCATTAATTGTCCTTTTCTTTAAAACATCAAAGTTGTCTGTTTGCTCGAAATCATCGTTAATTTCTTTTTCGGTGTCCATCTCATCTGGAAGATCACAAGATCCAACATCAACAATTTCCAAATCAAATAAAACCTCATCGCGACCAACATTAAATTCTTCTCGCATAATACGCTCAACCAATCGAACCAATTCTTTACGTTTTGGTTTTTCAGTTCGCATTATTTCCATACCATTGGCACCAGCGTTCATCATCACACGCATTTGATTAACATGTTCTTTACTACCACCAAATGTATTAGTATATGAATCAACCAAATTTTTAAAACGATCCTCAATTATATCTTCTTCGTGAAGTTTTTGTGGTTCATTTTTCTTGTGATAATACGGCATATTAGCCATAGGATGGCGTCTATTCGCGATTTTGTTTAGAATATCGTTGTTTATCAACTTAGGATACCCAGTTAGGTCGATATTCGATTGTCTTTCAGTTTTTTCCATAAAAAAGCCCTATATTTTTATTTATAGGGCAAAGATAAGCAAAAAAAATTTAATAACCAAATTTATGCCTGAGGTTTTGGTAAAACGCTAGGTTTTGGAAATTTAATCTTTGACGGATCTTCTGTTGGCGTAGTTGTCGGAGTGATAACTGGGGCCTCTTTTTCTTTTGTATTACTCATGTTCATTGCGGTTTAAGTATTCTAAAATTTCTTTTTTACTAATTTTTGGCGTTTCTGCCTCCGCAATAATAGTGAAGATTTTTGAATCCGCAAAATTTTCTTCAAGATTTTTTCTAATTATGTCTTGTAACGCTATATAAGCGGGTCTTAAAGCGTTTTTTCCAGATTCTGGATTATTTTTAAGCTCTTCAACTCCTCTTTTAATTAAATTTACCACATAAAATATTGAATTACTACCACCAAACATCATTTTTTTATCCATGGTATCCCTAAACTCAGAATCAGACATTTGTGAAATTGGTTTTGTTTCCTCTTCTTTTTCGAAATCGTAAGTTTTTTCTTTGGGGAAATCAATTTTTAGTTGTGGATCTTTAATCTCTGGTTCTTGAGGTTTGGTCGTTGGTTGTTTTACCTCAATGGGTTTAAAGTATGTCATATTGTATTTTTTATACATTAGGTGATCAATCATGTCACTAAAAAATTCAGTTTCAGATTCATAGTCTTTTGACGCATCAAAATCTTCACCCAATACACCCATATCTTTTAATGATTGGATATGGTCACCAAATTGTTTAACAATCGTACCCATTTTTTCAACATTCTGTGACGCCTTTTCAATGTCACCGACACTTGGGACTTCTTTATTTTCTTTTAATTTTTCTATAAAATCAGATTTCTTCATTTTCTGGTGTTTTTATCATTACAATTATTTTATCTCTGCTATATAATTTTTCTTTTACGCTTTCATAGGATTCGCCAAAGTGAAACACCAATCTAATTTCATTGTTTGGTGATTCTTTTTCCCAACCCATCGCTATTACGTTTTCAACACAATCGTACATCGAAAAATTGTCGGAGTAAATAGCCAAATCTAATTCAATGTCGTTTGTTTTTAATATGGCGACAGTTTCAATATCATCAACTGGTGGTGGTGTGAGCGACCCGCTGGCTGCTGGTAAAACGTCCCAATCATCACCAAAATTTATTTCGTTTGTTTTTGAAAAAATAAATTCGTAGGTGTATTGGCCTTTATAGTTTTTATTCAGTGGGTTAATATATGTTAATACCATTATCCTTTTAATTTACTTAAAATAGTGAATTTTAATTCTTCATTATAAACATTAACCTCATCATTCCTTTCAATCTTAATATCCACGTAGTATATTTGAGGTACTAACCAGGTCGTATCAATATTAAATGTATTTGAATTATATAATTTATTGACGGGTTGCCAATCAAGTATATCTATAACATTTGGGCCCTGTTTGACGTATAATTTATAATATACGTTAGTTTTTACGTCTTGTTGTTCAACAGTATATGGTTTCCTAAGATGCACATTAATGCGTCTTTTTTCTCCTTGGTTAATTTTTTCCTCTCTTTTTATACCACTAATTGATAATCCATACCTAATTGGTTCGGAAACATCCGATCCTAATTGGTAATAATCATTATCTTCTTTGGGTACAAAACGTAATTTTATATCTGGTCTGTTAATACCATTAATTTTTATGTTAGACCATACATCTTTATATTCAGTATAAGAATCATAAACATCGCTTGATGCAAAAAATTCAACATAATAAACACCCTTTGTTTGTTGTTTAACAACAAATGGATTTAAAGTAACAACCCCATCGATATTAAATGATGGTAATTCATCTAAATTAGTTAATTTACCATCAACATTTACATAAAGATACAACCTATTAGTTTTATTTAAGAAAAAATCAACTCTATCATCAACTATATGGTCATTATAATGTGTTTCGATAAAAGGTTCAAAAAATGTTTGTGTATATTTTGTAAATAAACCCAAAACATAAGCCCTGGCATCATCGAATACTAAAGATTCGTATGGATCGGTATATTTTAAACAAAATCCGTTATAACTACTTGTTACGCCAGTAGTAATTCCAGTGGTGATTCCTGTTGTAATACCTGTTGTTATTATGTATGTTATACCAGTGGTAATTCCAGTAGTCATGCCAGTGGTTATCCCCGTTGTAATTCCAGTTGTAATTCCAGTAGTCATGCCAGTGGTTATCCCCGTTGTTATACCAGTGGTTATTCCTGTGGTAATAATTCCATTAACGAAATTGGTGATATCCATTAAAACATCCTCATTGCCTCTATCAAAATGTTGTAAAGCTATTCTGTTACCCAATGTAACACCTGGCGTCAAAAATTCATTGACGTATGTGCCATTGAACCAGTTTGACGGTTCTTCGTTAAAGTCCCTATCTTGTGGCCTGGAAAATGGGCTTAATTGAAAATCATAACCCATACCTTCATCCCAAAACTCTTTTGCTGGTTTTAATTCTAAATCAAAAGAAGATGATCTATACTTATCAGTAAAAACCAAATTATTGCTATCAGATAAAAAAGGTGAAACATCAAAATTTGATGTATTCTTTATCCTAAGATAGTGTTTAACATCGCCATTGATAATAATTTCTTTATTTTCAACTTTATTTTTTATTTCATCAAATGAACAGTAAAACAAAAATCTACTGACTTTGTCACCAAAATATAGCTCAGAAACCTGGTTTCTGCCTGTATTAACTAAAGAATTTCTTACTATTGTATTATTCTTGTCAAAATATGTGCGGTAAATTCCCATAAATATAAATATTTTAATTAAGTCTTAAGTTATGATTGATTATCACATTATTTTGACCTTCCTTTAACTCATCTTTTATTTTCTTTTTTAGATTCTCAACGGCTTCTTGGGTTGATTGGATAATTGATGCTCTTGGATCTTTTCCAGCTTCATGTCCATGTTTAGTAAACATATCCAAAATTTCATTAAGCAACTCCATTAATTTTTCACCTCTCACAAACCCATAAGTTCTTGTGTTTTGATTCAATCCACTTAAAATTTCTGCTATTTTATCAGATGGGAGTCCATCAAAATTTAAATTATCAACAATATTTAAAGAATTCAAACTACTTAAAAATAAAAATTTGTCAGAATAAATCGTATGGACTGATTGTGGTTTGTTTAAAGATTCGGCGACTGGTTTTGTAACAGTTGTTGTTCTTGAATTATTGATAGCCAGGTTACCATATTTTTTATCAACAGTGTATTTTGATATTAATGAATCCAATTTAATATAATCTTTATATCTAATAGTTTCAATGTTATTATCAGGTAAATTAGGTTGGGTTAAATTACCAGCATAATCAGTTAATTTTGTACCAGGCGTTAGTCTAAATAACCAACTTTTAATATTTGATACAATATTAGAATCACCCAAAGCACCACCCGCATTTGGTGTAGTTATTACATTATTATATACTATTATCGTAGTACTATTATTTTCAATCCTTTGTTCGGACAATGTGTTGTTCACATCATAATATTTTATTAAACCACCAGAGTTATACCCAGATATTATATCTTCAATTGTTTTTATAAATTCACCCCCATTAGATGTGTTTATGTAGTGTTTAACAACATAATTTGTATATGAATTTGTTATATATTGTGTTGTTGGGGAGTAAGTATCTTTAGTTAACCCTATTTCACCCTTTCTATTTATTTGCTTTGAGGCGTCATATAAAATAACTTCGGCTGTAAAATTTTTTTCATTCGAATTTCTTTTTGGGGTGTATTGTAAAAACAATTCACAAATAAAATCAATTGGAATATCTGGTGTTTCTGTAATAGTTGTTGTTTTTTGTTTAACATCATAACTATTAAAAAATTGAGATAACTGTATAAAAGGATAACTAGTTTTTCTAGTTTTTTCACTGCCATTTATGTGGTTTAATCTAATTAAAAATTCATTATCACCCAAAATAATTTGTTCGTTTGAGTATCCAGAAATAAATGTCTTACCCTTTTTAGGTATAACTTCAGCTATTGATAAGGTTTTTTGTAGGTTACTTACAACATTTCTATATTCTTCAGTTAGAGTTACTTGATCTATTGTGTAGGGGCCTATAAACTCAAGTTTTTGATTTAAGTCTTCATATGTTATTATTTTAACTAATTGACCAGCATTTGGTGTGACTCCTATATTTTTTGGCAAAAATGGTTCGCAAACATATTTATCTTTTTCTTTAAAGTTTTGGTATTTTGTTGGGTACCACGGGTTGTAAAGTAAAGCGGCTATTGCTTTATCATCTTCTTTTTTGACAAAATCGCGAATATCTTTTAATGTTGCAAATTTACCCAAAATATCAATAGGAATTGCTCTGATCCTACCTAAATTTTTAGGATCTTCATTGTCAAAACACACACCTATTTTATAATCGGCCTTCATTTTTTATCTTCAAATTTTAATCTTTTTTGTAATTCATCGTATACAGTATCATATGTAATTTCAAGTTCTTTTAATGTTTCTGTTAATTCTAGTATTGTTGATTTAATATTATTAAAATCAACTTCAAGCGTAACTAAAACATTTGCCAAATCTTTATTTGGTTTGTTTTTGCAATTATCTATAATTTCTTGTAACTTTTCGTTTTTCATAAATACTTGATTATTGAATTTGCCCATAGCCTTGAACTGGGCCAACCGCAGATATACCAAAAGTTTGTATAGTCGAATTTGTTTTAATGTGTGTAACCATTGTTTTAACAGTTTCTTCTATTGCAATCATCATATTATTTGGTGTACCATCGGGTAGTGTTGGTGCGGTCTCTATACCTTTTTCGGTTAAACTAGATTTAATATCATTTATCATTGATACACTATTCATACCAGGTTTTATTGCGCCAGCTATAAGTACCAATGGTGGTGGTAGCATAGGCATCGGCCCAAAATTTGATAGTTTTAGTAATTTTAGAAGTTTGTCCAAAACACCGCCACAACCCCCACCTCCGCCACTAAACAAGCCAAGCAAACTTAATAAAGATCTTAGCGTTGCTAAATAATCCATACCACGTTGTTTTAAGTATGCAATTGCTAATTCGCTAGCCAATCTAGTCAAATCTGATTTTATCGCGTCAAATATATTTTGTATTAACATGCTTGTTATATTTTCACCTATTTTTGAAATGGATGGCATCATGTTTTTTATAAAATCATTTGGGGATTTTTTACCAGTATCACCACTTAATACCGTAAATAGTTTGGGTACTAAAACAACTTTAGGGCTTAATACCATTTGCATTAAAGCATATGGTATAGCTTTTAAAATATTTAATTGTAACTCAGCGTTCATTGTGGGTAAATCAATAATAATATTTGTTTCACCTTGATTTATCGCATTATTTGCCCCATTTTTTAACGCATTATCAAAAAAATCTGCGGCTTTGTCTGAATTGGGTACGATTTGCGAATTATCATATAATGGACTAGCAGTGGCAGTTTCTGGGAGTTCATTATTTATTGTACCGTCATAACTGTAAACATTATTCTGATCCGCATTGGCGAACAGTAATTCTAAACCACTTAAAATATCATCTGGATTTATATCTAAATCCAAATCACCACATGTTGAAAACCTAATAACGCCTCTAGATTTTAAATCGGTATCCCGTTCAATTTCATCCAAATCATTAAAATCAAAATCAAAAGGGTCGTCACTTGATTGATTTTCATTGTTAAAATCACCCAAACCACTTTGACTTCCGACAATATTTTCACCATTAAAATTCGAATTTTGTAATAATGGATCTTTTAATATATTATTAGTTGGTTGACTTGGCCCTCCAATATTTTCATCGGACTCTGAACAAAATCCAAATATTTTTTGCAAGGCTTTAATAACCCCGCTTTGTTTTCTTATTTCTATTTTGTTTTTATTCGCTTTTAAAGAAATTGCACCAGTAATAATATCAGTTAATATTGTTGTAAAATTAACTGTGTTAAATATTGGCTGCATAGCATCTATATAATCATTTAACCATTCAATATAAAGTTTGTTTTCGTAAAATTCACCAAATTTAAAAATAAGGGTGTTTGGCGTTTTTGCGTATACTCTAAATAAAACTCTACCATTATAATTCATTTCAACTGGGTTTATTGTCCCAACCCCTTGAGATTTAAATAATAGATAGTTAATGTGTTTTTTGGGATCGTTACCTTCATACATCAGTTTACCAACTTGAGTATCTGGATCGATACCAAACATACCAAAAGGGTCGATTTCACCTTTATCCAATTCAACTCCTAGCGATGATTTGGTGGTGTATTTAGTTGGTATAATTAAAGTATCATCACAACCAAATTGAGCTAATAAAGCTTTTTTTATAGTTTTGTTTAATTCATCAGTTTTTTTTAATTTCGACAAACTACCTTTTAATATTATATTTTTAAATTGTTTTTGACCTTTTGTTGCTTTAACTAATTCAAATAAAAAATCAACAAAGTCCATGTTGTTTAACCGCCTCGATGTTTCACTTTCAAGAGGTCTAATTGAACTACTGTTAAAAAGTGATCGATACCTTGAAAATATTTCACTTTGTTGGCTCATTATTCGTATTCTTTTTCATTATCACCGTTATTTTGTTTTTTTAAAAACTCTTCAGCCCACTTCCTATCTTCCTCTGTAATCACCATTGGGGCACCACCATCACCCGATGCGCCTTTACCGTTTTTATACAAAATATCGCTTTGAATTTTAATTAACCTTAGTTTTTTTTCAATAGTTCCATCGATTATTTTTAAAAGATCGTTTGTAATCTTACCAACTAAAGCTATATCGGAATTTTCATTAATGTCTTTGCTGAATTTTTTATAAGCGGTTAAAGCTTTATTTCTTTCATCAACAATTTCATTATACGTTTCTTGCATAAGTTCTTTCATGCTTTCCTCAGAAACATCAATTTTTTTCTTTTTTTGATTGCCAATCATAGTATTTGTTTAACTATAAATATCACTCATCTAAATATCTATCTTTAAATAAGCCATATAAACTTTTATATCTTTTCATACTGTTTCTTATTTCTTTTGTATTTAAACCAGTCATATTTCTGATATAAAGTAAAATTAAATTTTTATTGAATTTTGTTGAGTTTTTTCCAGTTTCGTTTTGTGCGAATAATTCTTTCCAATCTTCTAATATTTTAACCAGGGAGTGGCCAACTTTAAATTCATTTTCATTTAAATTATCATTTTTAAGTTCTTCTTTTATTGAGGAGCATAATTTATCGATAAAATCTGACAAATCAATTTCTTGCTCATCAATTCTATACAATAAATCGTCTCTTTTTAAAAAATCTTGTTCACTATCGTCAATATTTGTGAACGAAGTACTTTTTTTGTACTCCTTCATCATTTCGTTATAAAGATAGTTTTTGCAAACAGTACCAAAATATGAAAATGATTTATTACCCTTTTCGGGATTAAATTTGTCAAACTTTGTCATTAAGAATGACAAGGTATCTGCGTGTAAATCGTTAAATTCGTATGATTGTCGATATAATTTATAAGTTCTAATAATACTTTCGATCATTTTATTGATCGGTTCTTGTAAAAACTCACGATAAATTTTTTCTTTCTCCGCTACCGTCTTAGCATTCAAGAAAGCAACAACCGCCGATTCTTGATCTGCACCATAATAATTGCGGTCTTTTTTCTTTCTTGACATTTTTAGGCTGTTTCATTTTCTTCGTATATTATTGGTCTATCTTCAGTATAAAAAAATTCTTTTTTAGCAGCCTCCATCCAAAATTTAGCTTCTTCGGGGGTAATTCTCATTTCTGGAATTTCACTATTTTTATATTCCCAAAATAAAGAGCCTGGTCGCATATTAACATGTTTATAACCAATTTTGGGTATAACCATAATATTTCTACCGCCATTTGTAAATCTCAATAAAAACTCATAATTAAATGTTAGTTTAATTGATGGCTTATAACCACCAACCGATTTAAAGACTTCGGTTTTAACCACCATACCATCTGGATTAATATTAGGGAACTCATTTAAAACTTCATGATCGATTTGTCCTAAAGTATCTGAAAAGTTGTATGCCCAAGCGGCTTCATTAGTAAAGCCAACGAAGTTATTTTCATTAGTAACATCAGTTATGATTGGTAAAAACATGTCAATTTCGGGATACGCCTCTGTATATTTTTTAACGTTCTTGAACCAATTAACCGAATATTCATCATCAAATTCTAAAAAGCTAAAATATTTTGTTTCGATATTTTTTGCAGCTTCATTTATTTGGTTTTGAAATGATTTACCTGTTTTATTTTCAAGTAATGTCACGTGGAAAGAATATTTTGAAAAATCAAAGTCTTTCAAAACCTCTTTAACCTCAGAACATCCACATCTAACAATCATCACATTTGATGGGTGTATGTTATTGTTCTCGATACTATTTAAAGCACCGCTTAATAATTCATTAAATTTTTCATCCGCAACGGAGTGTACTGGGATAACAACTGTTAAGTCTATATTAGTTTTCATTAGTTTCTAGTGTTTTTTCAAAGGTTTCTTTTATTCTATTAAGTCTAGCCAAACAATTCTCAAACATTGTGTTGTAGACTTCGATTGTTGCTTTTTCAAATGATTCCATAGTATATTTACCATCAACAGTTTCACTTACTTTTAATAGGTTTTCTGGTAAACTATCTTCCATCCAATTTTTAATATAGTTAAATGCTAAATCCGCAATTTGGTTTTCATCGTAAACCCAAATACCATTATCATCATTCATCCATTCTGGAATTATATTAGGTACTTTACCAATAACGGGAACGTTACATTTCATAGATTCAACTGGAAATGTGCCAAAAGTACTATCATCATCGACCCAAACAGATAACGCACATTCTTTTAAATTTTTTGCGAAATCACTTTCAGTCATTCCGTGCATATCTTTAAACGAAATAAAGCGATATAGCGGATATTTTAAATAAAAAGTTTTAATTATTTTTGCCGCTTTTCTTTGATCTCTACAATGAATTGCAATAACTGGCATTTGTGGTTTTTCACTCGGTGAAAAACATTCGGCAATACCAGGATTAACAAACTCAATACTACTTGAAGGTACTAGTTCGCTTATGGCATCAGATAATGTTTTTGATGTTGTCAAACAAGTCATAACATCAAAATCTAACCAAGATTTACCAGGTGAAAAACTATCTAATAAATAATCATAAGATTGCGTTAATATAACTTTTTGAACTGGTAATTGTAATATTTGTTCAAAAACATTACCATATATTTCGGGTACCACAATAATATCTTGAGGCCCAACAGTTAAATCGTTATTTTCGATTGATTTATGTTCTAGCTCATCATATTCCTCACCTAACCAACTACCGACTTTGATGTAATCGTTTTTTTCGTGTAATATGTTAATTGTGTAGCCAGCATTTTTTAATATTAACGCTTGTCGGTAAATATACGACACGCTAGCTCTGGCCGTACCTTTTGTGTCTGGTGATAAAAATACGATTTTACTTTCTTTGTTTTTAACTTTTTCAATCGCACTTTCGATGTTCTTTAATGTCTCGTTTATTTTTTCCATTTTAAACTTTTTCTTTTATTGTTTTTATTATTCTTTTCAAATTTTTAAAATCATTTAGATCAATTATAGTAAAATCTGACTTTATGTCAATGTTAAAATTATTATTAACTTTAATTGATATTTTATTTTTTGGTTTTTTCTTTAATATCTTAGGGTTATCTGTTATTAGCACATCAACATTATCCCAATATCCTTTGTCGTCTTTTGGGAAATAAATCGTATCAAAATCAAACCCATTTTTTGATAAGAAAAATAATGTAGCACATTTTGATCTGGGGGATTCTTTGTTTACTAGAACAATTTTAACTTTTAACTTTTTTTCGTAGTCTTTTAGTTTTCGAACCACACCATCTATTGTTTCTTCGGATCTACCAAATATCTCAAAAGATGCCTCATGATACATAAACTCATAGACGTTAAATTCTTCATTTACCTCATTTAATGGTAAGTCTTCCACCGATTCTTTAGTCACATCAAATTCCTGGACTATTTCGGTTGAAACTCGATTTGGGAAAGATGATTCAAGATCATATGGGTTGATGGGTTCGAGGCAGTCCTCTTCCGTTAAAAGGGTATAGGCTTTTTTTAACTGACTAATGTGATCTCTAATAATATTATTGATTGTAATACCAATAATCATAAAATATATGTTTAATTAACATAAATCTATGATTAAATGGTCTAAAGTAAACCCTATTTTACTTTTCTCTGAAAATCTGTTCGATTTTCTTAATTAAAGGATTTCTAACAACGTCTTCTTCACCTAAGGTAATTGTACCAACCTCATCAAAGTCTTTAAATTTGTTTATAATGAAATTTAATGAGCTTTCAGATTTTTTCTTCATGTCAATTTGGTTTTCATCCCCCAAAAATATCATTTTTGAATTTTCACCAAGTCTGGTCATTATTGTTCTAATATTATCTATTGATATGTTTTGGGCCTCGTCAATAATTGTAATTGAATTATCAATATTAATACCCCTCATGTAAGCTATTGGTAGCTCTTCGATCATACCCGCATTTCTTAAAGCTTCGACATTGTATTTACCGATTACTTTTTCAAAATTATGCATAAAAGAATACATAAACGGTTCCATTTTTTCTTTCATAGTACCTTTTAAGAACCCAATTTCCTCGTCTTTTAAAGTTGTTACAGATTTTACAATTACAATTTTTTTATATCTCGGGTCATTTTTCAATAATTCTAGTGCAACCGCACAAGATAAAAAAGTTTTACCTGTACCAGGTAAGCCAGAACATATTACTATTTCTTTTGCTTTTATTTCATTCACCAATTTTTTTTGATTCGGTGTTTTTGATTTAATATCGATTTTGATTTTATCAAATATGTTACCAGAATGCCCTCGATTAATAGCTTCAAGAGCTTCTAATTCTTCTTCTGGTGTTAGTTTTTTTCTTCTTCTTTGGTTACCCATGTAAAAAGGTTTTCGTTAATGTTATTTATTGTTTTATCGTCAATTAAAAGATCAAACGCTGGCTTTCCAACCATAAAATTGTGGTATTTTACACCCCAACTATCTAATTGATTTTTTGTTAGGCTATAATGATCAATTCCAGATACAGATCCTCTGGCAGTCCAATAAGTTATTGTATGACCACTATCATAAAGTTTATTTATTATTAATATTTTTGAGTATATTGGTTTGGCATTTTGATAATCCATACCAGAAGTTTCCGTTATTGTGTTATCCACGTCTACGTAAATATTCATTATTTTCTTAAAGTTTTTTGTTTGATTAATTCACCACCTAAAACTTCTCTCGGTTTCATTGGTATACTTAATGCAGCTTCTATGTCGCGGACACCTTTAACCAATTTAAAAAGTCCAGATGGTTCTATTGAAGCAGATTGGTCAGAACCCCACATATTTCTATCTAAAGTGATGTGTCTTTCAATCCAAGTAACCCCCATTGAAATAGTTGCAAATGTTGTTACTAAACCGTATTCGTGACCACTATAACCAATGTCAGCGCCAAAATACCAACTTTTAAGCCAATTGATATAATTAAGGTTTAATTCTTCTACTGGGCACGGATATGTTGAATTAGTATGCATAATAACGTCTGGGTGACAAACATTAACACAAGATTTGATTTCATTTTCAGTACTCATTCCAGTTGAAATTATTAACTTATCACAGTTTGCTCTAGCGTATTTACAAAGTTCTAAATCGGTGATTAAAGCTGACGGTATTTTCATGGTGCCATCATATGCTTTACCCAGTCTTTTGAAAATATCCATAAAATCTACACTACTTTTATCCCAAACGGATACAAACCATTTAATACCTATTTGATGACAAAATTCGTCAATTTCACAATATTGCTCATAATTAAATTCGGTTCTCCATTTATACTCCAAATATGTCATTTCACCCCAAGGTGTTTGACGAATTTTACTTTTTTGATCTTCTGGGACACACACATCTGGATTCCTCTTCTGGAATTTCACATAATCACACCCAGCGGCTTTTGCTACCACAATAAGTTGTTTAGCGATTTCCATATCACCATTGTGATTAATTCCTATTTCTGCGATAATTTTTGTAGCCATTACTTTCTTTCATTACTATGATAACACGTTACCTTGTTTATTAAATAACCCGTTTTATTGTTTTTTACCATATAATCCGACATTCGATTCCATAAATCAGCGTCAGCTGCATAAATGGTACCCTCTTCAGCAAAAACATCACGATATCTTAACGGTGTTTCTCTAAAATTTACACAAACAGATGAGTGTATTAAATCGGAACTTCGTGGATAAAATGGGTTTTTATCTTTCACAGGTAATATTTGTTTTGTAAAATGTACACCTTTTGTTGCAATTATTAAATGGTTTTCGTTTAATTTATCTTTTATTAAATCCAAATGTTCTGGCGCCCACCAGTCATCGTGATCTAGTCTACAAATATAACTATAATTTTGTTCCAAAGCAAGCTTAATACCAAAATTAACCGCATTTACGCCACCAGATGACCATAGGCGCTTATCACCAAATGGATATTTTTTTCGTTCAACGGCATTTGGTAAATTTACAAATACAATTTTATCGGAATCAATTATTGATGTCGCTAATTTTACAAATTCATCATTGTCATCGTAATGATCACCAATTAAAAATACAGTGTACTTTTGATATGTTTGGTTTTTAATTGAGGTTAGCGCTTTGGTTAAATGATTTGGTGTGGTGCCATCATTTCTTTGATATGTGGCTATAACAATGGCTAACATATTATTTTTTTTTAATTATAAAACAATTACCCTCTTTTAATTCACTAGGCCTGGCGCCAAAAACATTTGGTAACGTACCAAATATTTCATACTCGTAGTTATTTTTTAATAAATCATCAACAGCTACTTTAACTTGAGGACTATGTTGTTTGTCATTGTAATCGTCAAAAACAATATAACCACCTGGTTTTACCATTTTAGAATACAAATTAAAATCGTTAATAACACCGTTGTAACTATGATCACCATCGATGAATAAAATATCAATTGATTGAATTAAGTTTTTTAATTCATTAACGGTTTGAATTTTTTGTGAGTTACCTTGTATGTAATTGTAATGGTTATTTAAAATATTTAATTTTTTTACATTTTCTTTAACTATATCTGAACTAATTGGTATGCCTAAATCAATACTAATTACGTTGGTATTTGGTCTTTGTAACATAAGACAAGCGGAGCCCCCAGCATAACAGCCTATTTCAACATAGTTAATTGGTGCGGTTCCAAATTCTTTAGCCACATCATATAAAATATAATAATGATGATGAAATGTCATATTATTAATTTCATCTGATATTTTTTTAATTAAATTTAAAGATTCTATTGTATTTTGCATATTATTTAATTTTTTTACATGGTGTCCCACCATAAACACCTGGCTCAATTATGTCTTTTACAACACCAGCATTTAAACCTATTGTCGCTAAACTATGAATTGTTATTTTTTCTCTAATAGATGCGTTTGTACCGATATACACTAAATCATATATTGTACAATTACCCGATACTTTTGCACCAGGCGCTGTTGTAAAAAAATCACCGATAATTGTGTCATGTCCAATTGTCGTTTGTAGATTTAAGTGAGCGTGTCTACCTATTTTAATATTTGTCGTTAATATACAACCCGCACAAACAATACTACCCTCACCGATTTCAACATCACTGTCCAATATAATAGCTCGTTTATCAATATGCGTAAAATATTTAGTTTCTTTAGGTAATCGACTATATACCTCATACCTTGCGCGTGGATCTCCAATAGCAATTAACACCTCATACTCATTTGGGTCAAATTGGCTTAGGGGTAATGTATGAATATCACCCATATAATAATTATCATCAACAAAACATATCATTGATTCGTCCCCAATGTGGGCTTTAATTTCACGTGCAAAGCCACCAGCACCTATTAACGCCTTTTTCATATGATTTGATTATACATAAAATTATCATTTGATTTAGCCCAAATTTCTTTTAAATTATTTTTTTTATTTTCGTAATATGGGTTACCGTCAAAATATAAATCCCAAGTTAAATGATAAGCTAAATTTTTTGTTGTTCTATAACAAGACCCGCCCAAATTTTTTATTTTTAAAAAAATATTTGAATCAATATAATGTACATCTTTAATAACATTTAGGCTTTTTTTGTTAAAAGTTAATAAATGATTACCTGTTCTACCTTTTATCGGCCCTATTTTATGTTCAGACTTACTCAACATGTGTTCAACATAATGTTCAGTACCAATAATTCTGTTGGGGTTATTTTCATAATTATTACCCTTATACAATGTAACACCACAAACATAACAATTAATATCGTTAAATGATAAAATTATTTCTTTAAATGTATCTGCTATATCATATATAAATAAATCACCATCAGTTATTGTTACGTAATCATACTGAGATAATAAATCGTAATATTTTTCAATAAAAATATTTACAGCATTAGCTCTGGCGTTATCTAAAAATTGAATATACCCAATTAATTTTTCTTTTATAAAAAATTCTTTTATACTATTTGAATTTTTAGAAAAATTCTCTATTATGAAAAAATCAGAATTTGAATTTTTTAAAGAATTAAATGATTTTTTAATCATATCAAAATTCTCATAGGCTAAAAAGACAACTATGTGTTTCATTTTTTATAAATATCAAATTTTGATAAATCTGGATAAGGTAATTCTAAATCTTCATTTTTTTTCTTGGTGCCATCAATATTGTAAAATTGGTTCATTAACAACATTCCACGCGCTGCTAGTTCTGGCATCATGTAAAAATTCCAACCAAGCATATCAAAATGATCATCGTGGTAAGAACATTCTCTTCTACCGCTATACCTAGCCCTTTTAAACCATAAATAAGCCTCATGACTATCGGTTAAGATGGCGCCCCCCTTACTTAGTTTAAAGTGTTTATATGGGCCCGTAAAAGAAATACACATATGTGTACCAGGCATATACATTTCAGATGTGAATCTTAATGCCGAATCCCATACATTACTACCTCTTAATTCGTAAGCGCCCTTTAAAGTATTACCTTCTACTTTATCAAAAAGTACTTTAAGTCCAGCATGGATAATTTCACATGGAACTGAAGGATAGGTTCTTGAAGGGATTCCAATATACTCCGAAATAATAGATTTTTTTATGTTTTTTTCATAGTATAACGCCAAAAACAACGCGTTTGACTGATTGTCCACAGTAATTACATATGGGGCACCTGTATAGTCAGATAGTGCTTTTTCAAATTCTTCTGTTATTTTGTAAATTCCGTTTGCCATTTATTTAAATTTAATTAATTTTTTAACATCATATTTTAATGATTTAGCGTGATCTAATCTAGCTAAATTGTGTATTTGTGGGTCGCTTTTAAGCGTAACACTCATGGGAGTATCAATTTCAATGCCGCTAAATAAAAATACCTCATTTGTTTTATGTTGAATTACGTCCCCATGAAATATTAAAATATCATCTGGTATTATCGTGTAAGATTCCTTTTTCATTATCATAAAAGTTCCAAACCCATAAGTAAATTGACTATCGGTTTTTTCGATTTTTAAATCATATTTAACCAGGCCATTTTGTTTAAAACAATACATTGATGGCCCAATTATGGTATTTTCATTTAAAAATTCAAATGATTTATTTAGCAAATCATTAAAATCTTTTTTATTAAATAATATATCATCATTGGCGATTATAATATAATCACTTATTGCTATCGAAACACCAAAATTCCACGATGGGTTAACATATATATTTTTACCTTTAGTATGTAACTTTAATTTACTTATTTGTTTTGGTAGTGCTACATTTTTTTCTGGTGCATTATCTATAAGTATAACCTCTTCTATTAAATTATTTTCCTCATAAATATCTAACATTTTAAATAAATGGCTAGACATCCACATTGTTGGTATTATAACTGAATATTTTTTCATTTTAAATTTTTTTATATATTTCAATATATTCGTTTGCAATGGTATCTGGTGACCAATGTTTTTCCATCCAAAGTCTACTATTGTAACCAATTTCCAATAAACCATTTAAACCTAAATTAATTAACTCCACTAGTTTTTTTTCTAATTGGTTATGATTTACATTAATAAATGGATTAGTTGTCGCATTCGAAGATTTTAACAATAAACTTTCAACTGTTGGGCCAATAGAACATATTGTTGGTATACCCATTGATAATGATTCCAATCCAGACCTATGGTATGATATTGTTTTAACTTCATCAATAAAAATATTGCATAAAGATTTCCGTCTTAAACATTCATCTAATGGAACATTTACAATTATGTCGACTTCAACGGAGTTTCCGTATTTAGATTTTATTTTTTGTAAAATGGGGTATGTTTCTGCATATCCTTTATCCGCCCAAATTGATAACGGCCTAAGTGTTGATGGGGAATAACCGATTCTTATTTTTTTGTTTTGATATTTTGGTAAAAATTTTATATCATAAATGTCAATTGGATTTCTGACAACAGTACAATTATTATATTCAGGTAAGGTTGCGTGATACTGAGCTATTACCAATTTTTTTGTCTTTACATCTAATGTTACTCTAAAAGGTTCACTATGATACTGTATTACTTTTTTACCAAAATTATAATTTCTATCCATATTATGTAAATGGAGTATGTCGGTTTTTGGTATTAATTTTTTATTCGGGTAACCGTAACCAAAAACATAAGATTTATGATCTGTGTATTTGTTTATAACATCACTAATCGCCTCTGGTGCATACGCTATTGGGGTTTCTTTAAAATGTGCTATAATCATAAAAAGTAATTATATTTTTTTTATCGTTATATTCATACGAATATTCCATTATAAATTCTTTTTCAAAGAAATAATCATGGACGGTGGATATTTGTGATTCCATACCAATGTCCGTTCTAAATAAACTATCATTACCTTTTTGATAAAAATCAAAACCAAACATATTGATTTTTTTAAAACCACCAATTTTAAGTAGTAAAATTAAAGTAGCAAAACCTGTTGTGGTTGGCGAATCATCTTTGAAATTACCTGGTAATATTGAGTGATGATTATACTTTAATATTGTGGATTGATTGAACTTATTTAATGTTAATATTTTTTTAGCCCAGTTTGTTTTAATACCTGAAAGGATAAATCTAATGGGCGCAAAATTATTTAAATTTTCATTTTGTAAATAAATGCTAACATGCATAGTTAATTTTTCACCAGTGTCCTCTTTTAATATTTTATACGAATTAAATCTAATTACAATATCGTGAGAATCGATTTCCCCGCCAAGTTTTTTATTTAATAAATCAGAAGAGTTGGCAATGAGAGCAATTGTTTTATCTTTTATAAACGATTTAAAAAAGTATAAATCCATTGTTGACGGATTTATTTTTAAATTATTTAATTGTTTATCTAGTTCAGTGTTAACATGTTTAATATCTTTTTCATTTATGTACCCTTTAGTGAAAACAAAATCATAATACTTATTATTTTTATTTTTTATAAAACTAATATTTTTCCTAGCTTTATCATAAATGTCGTTAACAACTTTGTCATTTGAATTTTTAATTTCTGGGGCAACAACTTTGTCAAAAATTGAGTTTCTACCTGAAGAATTATTAATTTTATTAATTAATAAATTTGTGGTCGGTTCATTTTTTGTGTTATTTTCAAATAACAACACAGATTTTTTTTCCTCTTTATTAACCGACAAAGAATTAATTGTAGTCTTTACTGGTTCTTTGTTTACAATTTTTTTATCAGCAAATCCTTTTTTAATTGCTTTTTTTTCAGCAACAACAACCTCTTCACCTATTAAAGATTTATTAGTCGCTGTATTAGTTAACACTGGTTGTTTTGTGTCATCTTTTTGTACCCTTTTTGTTTTATTTTTTATAAAAATGCCCATTATTCTAAAAACCTTTCTAAATCTTTATTAGTGTCAACATCAATTATATCATCAATTGGATAAAAAACGGTGTCGTTATTATAAAGATTATTATTTAAATTTTCGAGTTCACTGACTTTAAAAATAGATATAAAGTGTGATACTTCAAAAACTTTTGGATAATCTTGCCTTCTGTATAGATTATGGGGGGTTAATTGTTTACCCTTAAAATCACCAACTTCAAGTAAATATAAATATGGGTGGGTTGTTGTTATTTCTTTTTTACACAAAAGGCTTTTTGCATTTTTATTATCAAAAAACCGCAAAGCGTTAATTATATCTAACCAGTTTCTTTGCGGATATGTCAAATATAACATAACAACAATGTCTGTGTCATTAATAATACCTTGAAACTTTAGATCGTCCATCACTTCCTTGGTTGAGGTTTCATCTAAAGCTAAGCTTGCGTTTCTATTAATACATTTTATACCATATTTTAAACCAATTTCCAATAACTTTTCATCATCGGTAGTTAAAATAACATCGTCATATACGTTTTTTGGTAGATTATCTAACGTATAATTTATTAATTTTCTATTTTTAAATGGAAACCCTTTTGAGTTTCGTCTCGCTGGTATAATATATTTTATCACAAATATAAATGATTTTCTAAGTTTAATGAAACAAATGGTAGGATTGATACAACATTAGCACCATAGTGTTTTTTTACTTGTTTTTTAACCTCTATCGTTTGACTTTCTATTATTTTTAACCAACTCTTATATTGATCCCAGCTTATCCATGGTGTGTCTTTAATAGAATCATAATACCCCTTAAACGTCATTTCACCATCAATCGTACCACAATCGTGGCCAATTAAAATGATATTTTTAGCACCCATGTAAGCTGCGATGTGTATGGCTGATGTGATAGTCGAAAAACTAACAACAATTTTATCGGTACCAAAAACAGATGTATCTAATCTTGCGTGTTGATTATCCAAATGTTCAAAATAATATAAATTTGGGTGATCGATTTTATTTGTATTTAATTTTTGTTCACCTGAATTTAAATTACCACTATCATATTCGGAAACAATAACAACAGATTCCGTCTCTAAACTTTGTTTAATAAATTTAACCTCTTTCCTGACAAGATAATCACACCAAGTAAATTTGTACGCCTGATTAACGCCTATGACAATTTTACCATCAAAAAAACTTTCATCAAAAAAATCAACTGATTTACCCGATGCTAAAATATAAATGTCCTCCCCAGAATGGGTATTTTTTAAACTAGTAATGTTTTTCATATTTTAATTGGGAATTTGTCCGCATATTTTTTTTCAAGTAACGTTTTATTGTCTTCCCATTTCTGATTGGTCATACCAACAGATAGGTGTGTGACCATTATATCTGTTATAACACCAATTTTAACACCATCTAAATGATTTGGTATACAAAATGATAAGTCATAAAAATGAAACCCATTAAAATCCTCATCAAAGCCATGTTTAATTTTTGTCTTATCAACGGCAAAAAACAAACCATCAAGTATAACCATTTGTTTTATTTTATTACCTTGTGGTTGAGAAAACATACTTGTCCATTTTCTATTACCATCCGTATGATTGACAATACCATGCATTGATTCCCTTAACGACCACCACCTACCGTTTATTAGATTGTTGGTGCCAGCAATTCCGATTATGCCATAATCTGGGTTTCTTTTAAAATGTTTAATTAATTTTCTACCCCAATAAGGTGTGTCAAAAATTAAATCATCGTGACAAAAAACAACAACATCATTTTTTGCGGTTTTTAAAACTTCGTTATAAACTTCAGTTAAACTTTTATCACCATTGTTTTCATAAACCAACAACTCTAAATCTGGGCATGCACATGATTTTTTAACGTGTTCAACATACTCTTGATTTATTTTTCTTGTTGAGAAAGCTATTGTCATTGAAAAGTTTTCCATATCAATCTCTTTTTTTTGTGTCTTCTTTAAATGCTAAAATTGGCATGATATCGTCTTCTAATTTTATAAATTTAAATTTAGTATTAATTTCATCCAACTCCCTTTCCAAAAACGAAATAGCTTTAAGATCATCGGTGTTTAATAAATAAACGTAGGCATATACAACCTTATCGCCTGGCTGTATTCTTTTTCCCGACCAAACAGTTTTAAATTCAACTTTATCTAAAATTTCTTCTGTTATTTGTGGGTAATAAGCTAATTGCGCTTTGAAATATTCTCTCATTTAAACTCCAGTTGAACCGAATCCCCCAGTTCCCCTGTCAGATTCATCTAAATTATTTACTCTTATAAATTTGGTTGTTTTTGTAAACTGAACTGGCGCGATAACACCTTGTGCAATTCTGTCACCATTTCTAACCACAAATGGGGCTTCATCGGTGTTATATAAAATAATTTTTATTTCACCCCTATAGCCAGAATCAACAGTTCCAGGTGTGTTTAAAACAGTAATCCCATTTTTAAGTGCCAAACCGCTTCTTGGTCTAACTTGTAATTCAAATCCAATAGGTATTTGAAAGTGTAACCCAGTTGGTATAAGGGCTCGTTTAAGTGGCCCCACTACTATCATTTCACCTTCAGGTAAATTAGCCATAAAATCAAACCCACTATCGCCAATTTTTTGATAAGTTGGATCTGGATTTGTTGAATTGTTAATGATTTTAATCTTTAACTTCATCGAACTATCACCAGGCTCGTAAATCCAATCTTCCATACCAACTTGATTGAAAATGTCGCTCATTTGACTTTTTTCATCATCGGTTAGAAAATCATTTACGTTTAAATTCATCAATCTTTCTAATTCGGTCTTTTCTTTATTATTTCCGCTCATATTATTTCTTCGTCTTTTCTTCCATTATAGCTAATTTTATCGCCATCTTTAAAGTTTCACCTAAAGATGATGTGTGCCATTCAGACATTTTATCCGATGACCCCTTATCGTGATTTAATATCGCTTGGTATTCGATATCACTTAAAATACTACCAAATCCATTGGACATAATGTAATAAATGCTTCTTTCACCAATTGTCATTGATGTTAGATCTTCGTTAAATTCATACATTTTACCTTGGTTTTTAATATGCCATTCACTTTTACATAATGAATATAACCCAATTTTACCAATGGAGTGTAATAGGCTCACTCTAACAACACTTTCCTTAGGTTGTTTAAGTGATTCTGGTAACATATCGTTTAGTTTAACAGCATATGATGTAACTCTTAACAAGTGATCAACTAAACCACCTGGAAATGCGTTGTGTAGGCTTAACATGGTCGATGCGGGTGTTTCGAATAAACCCATATCAGCTAATTTGTCAACTAATTCTAATTCACAAACTTTATAGCCTTTAGCTGCGCTATAATAACTTTTTTTGTTTTTTTCAATTGTTTCTGCTGGTATCATTTTATTAAATTTTTGTATAGTTCTGATCTTAATTTTGTAACGTTATTTAAATTGTATTTATCTTTAACCGTTTCATATAATTTTTCACCAAGTTCGGTGATTAAATCTGGATTGTCAATTAATTTTTTAGCATTTTTAGTCCATTGTTTATGGTTTTTAGAAGTTTCAACAAGTAAGCAATTACCTTTTGGGTTCCAGGCGCCACCTTTATCAATAGCGCCAATCAAATCAATCGTATATGGCCCGTAGTTTTGAGCAATCAAAGCTTTTTTATGAAATCCAGCTTCAATCACTTTAAGTTGAGATTTATACTTATTAAATTGAGAGTCGTTAAGTGGGGCCAACGCAATGTCAAAATGATTATACCCAGTCGCATATTGACTAATGGGTTTTGTCCAAATTCTACGATAAGGTTTATTTAACACACTGTAATTTGGATCATCTTCAAACGAAACTAAGTATTTTAAATAATCCGCATCACCCTCTAAGTTTTTATAACTGTCGGTTAAAAACAACTCATACATAAACCAGGTTGTTTCTTGTGGTTGCATTGGTCTTTGTTTTATCTCACCTGTGTTTGGATCCAACATTTGAACGGTACCTCGGGTATCAAACCCACATAAAACAAATTGTGTTTTTTTATCAAAAGATTTTTGCGTATTACCTAAACCTTTTAATAACTCAATATCTTTTATGTGGGAAGAACCACCTAACCAACCAAATCTAATTAAATTAGATTCTGTTTTTTTAGGTTTAAATTGTTCTTCATTTGGGTCAATTGCGTTTGGTAAAACAAAAACATTTTTATTGTATTTTTTAACTTCATCAGCTAAAATTGTAGTTGGTACTGTAACCATGTCAGCCATTTTAATACACTCAACTAAAATACCTGAGATATTTTCCCTTTTAGCTGAATGATATAAACCATGCGATGGATCTAAATTCCAGTGGTCATCTGTATCAATGATTACCTTTAATCCAATTTTCTTTAAATTTTTAATTATGTTTACAGCTTCTTTGTGTTTATGCTGCGGTATTCTGTGTATAAAAATAACATCATACTTTTTTAAATACTCTACATTATTAAAATCTATCGCATAATCAATATCGATAAAAAATTCGTCAGAAAAGTTATTTTGTAGGTTTACATGCGGATCAACACATCTAAATTTACCAGAACCCGCTTTATCACCTGGGGCTACTAAAATTTTAATTTTTGCCATATATTTATAACTGGGTTTTACCCAATAATAAAAAAAAATACGCTAAAAAACAAGTATTTTATTAATTTTATTGGGGTTTATTTGAATCACCTTTTAATACGCGATAGGAATCATAATCAAAATGTTGTGTTGAAACCTCAAAAACGATACCATCGGTAACCGCTTCTAATTGGTGTGGTTGACCTGGTAATTGTCTAACACTGTCACCCTCTCGTAATTCAATTTCATGAATATCGGCGTTATCCGTGTCAATCCACCTGTAAATGAATTTACCTTCTTTAACATACCACGCTTCATCTTTTATCATGTGGTAATGCATAGAAAACTTAGCCCCAGCTTTAAAACAAAGTAATTTACCACAATATAGTTCATTATTTTCAAAAATAATTTCGTGTCCCCAACCTTTTGGTATATTACAACTTTCGCATTCTTTTGCATTGATGACTTTTGGTTTTATTTTATGTCCCATTGTTTTAAGATTTCTGTTGTTGAAAAGTTTATTCTATTAAAGTAGATTATTTCCTTGGCGTATTGGGATCCAATTATTTCTTTATTTTTATAATCAGACCCTATAACAAAATACTCTGGTGAGTTAAATTTAATTAATTCTTTTAATTCCTCATCACTATCAAAAACTAGTACATTGTATACACCTTTTATTGATTGTAAATTATACTGTCTTTCAAACTGATTATGGTATGGTCTGTTACCACCTTTTAGTTTTTTAACTCGCTCATCGCTATCAATGGCGATTATTAACTTGCCTAATGATGACGCATAATTAATTAATCTGAAATGTCCATTATGTAAAACGTCAAATGTACCATTTACCCAAACTTTTTCATCCATATTACAATATTAAGAAATATTACGCAAAAAAAAAGGGGTTAATTGCTTAACCCCATTTAATTAATTATTATCTAATAATTTACTCGGTTACTTCGATAACCTTATCGAATTTACCTTTTTTTGCCGCCTCAACAAAATCTTTGAATTGATTTTTTGTCCATGTTGTAATACCTTCTGGGCCATTTTTATCACCTAATACAATGGAATTCTCTTGTATTTCAACAACTGGGCAGCATTTGTTTTTGCAGAATTTAATTGTTTTACTCATGCTATTAATTTTGTTTTAAGTTTATTATTTCTTTGACAAAATCGACCAAATGCCACCAATTGCGGTTATTACGGCACCAACTAATTCAACCGATTGTGCTTCAGTTGCGATACCTTTCGCAACTAAAATACCACCAACAAACGTTAAAATGTGGCGAACCAAACCTAATACTTGTTCTTTGTTCATGTTTTCTTTTTTTTTAGTATGTTTATTTTATTTTTTAGTTTCTTTTAGGGCTGTTAATTTACCACCAAAAGTTTTGTCACCAATTTTAATTTGAAAATTTTCATCAATAGCTGTTTTTTTACTAACCTGTTCTAATGTTTCTTCTACAGTTTTTTTGATGATGTATTCAATTAGTTTAGTATCCATAACTGGAGCAGATGATTGTGGTTGTGTTAGATTAACACGTTCAGTAATTTGCTCTGTTTTGACTGGGGCTACTTTTTTTGTTATTTCTTGCATCATTGATTCCATACCAACAGGAGCTGTTGGATCAATGATAGGATTTTCTTGGAAAGATTTTAAAATCGCCGCTGGCATTTTTGATGTAGACAGATTTCTCATAGAATTAGACTTTGTTCGCATTTGAGCCTCCGATATCAAATCATTCCCGTCAGAGTCTAACATTCTATCAATATCATCTTCGGTCATAGGTCTTTTACTATATTCGTTTTTTGCTGTTATAGCCCCACCCTCTACTTTTTCCATAACTTTTCTGGCACTTTGTATAGATTGTGCTAAAAAGTTCATTTTATCATTCTGATTCATAATTAAAATTTAAAATCCAGTTTAAAAATCCTTTGCTTTCAGTTAATTGTTCTTTTTCTGGATTTTCAACTGGTGGTTGTTCTATCTTATTTTGATTATCTATTGGTTTTTTAGTTAAGTCTAATTTTAATTCAGGTCTATCGTTCTTCATTTTTTTATCACCAGTTGTACTGAATCCAGATCCAGTCGGCGTTTCAAAAGGTTTATATGCACTATTATCACCATTCATTAATCTTATACTACTCATTTCATCAACCAAAAATGTTTTCCAAGACCTTTGGTTTGTATTTGTTGTGCCAGCAATTTGATAAGCCCTAAGCATCCATTTGTCGGTCGCTTTACTTTTACCTAAATCCGTTGGTTGTGCAAACCTCCAATTTTGTCTCGTATATCTTTTTTCTTTCGGGTCTCTAAATTTTACACCTTTATACCAAAAAGAAATCTCAACCTTATCTTCAATTGCTTTTTTCAATAAGGTTAATTTATCACTTTCCGATTGTTCAAGTATAAGCATAGATTTCGAAATGTAAAGTTATTCTGGTGAAGTATATGGTGCTGAGTCGCTATATTGATTCACAGCTTTTAACGCACTTCTGGTTAAAATATCTGTTTTACCACCAATTGTCTGTGTTTCACCTTTTCCTTTTTCGTCACCATCTGATAACGCATTTGGGTGACCTGCGCCATACTCCGATGAAGTTGGTTTATATTCATTGATAGGGAATAATTTACCCTCTCTTTCATCAACAGCAACTTTTCTAAGCTGTTCTGAGGCTGGAATTCTAACGGTGTCTGCCATTTTAATTTAAATTTTTGTATATTTTTTTTATTTTATTTACTTCTTCCATCAACTCTGATGTTGACATAAATTCTGGTGTTGATTTTAATGTTGGTGTAACTGGATTCATGTTGTCTTCAGCGTCAGATCTAAATTGGTTTTCCATTCCAGCATTTTTTCTAGCTGATTTTGTACCATAAACACTTTTTCTCGCCTGATCCAAAGTATAATTAACCCAATCCTTCATAACATCCCCACCATTTAATAAATATTCAATCTCATCATAATTTTCGTCAGTTACATAATCAAAGTAATTTTTTATTCTTTTAAGTTGCTCATATGTGCAAGCCTTTCTTTCAAGAATAAAAATAGCTCGATTAAAACCTTTAGATTCTCTTTTATCTGAGAATTTTTTTAAGTTTTTTCCAAGCTCTTTCAATACCTTCTCAGGTACTGGAAATATTTTACCGATTAATTTTGAGTTTGACATTTATCTTATCTTTTCACTGAAATAAGACAAAATAACTTTTTTCTCGTCCTCAGACATTACTTCTTTAATTGTCTCGGCGATTTTTGTTAATTTATCTAATAGTAAAATTTCTTTATTTTTAATTTCATCGATTGTCGGAACTTGTTTTGTTAACACATCGCCAACGTGATTTTTTTTCGCTAAAAGAGTCTCCATCATTTTATACGCCTTTTCTTTACTAATTTCTTTTAGTTTAGATTCTGGTGTTGATTTAGCTTCAAAGTACTCTTCAAATTTTTCAGATTCACCAACAGATTCCAAAAATTTATAAAAATTTTCTGGATCTTTAGCCATTTTATTAGCTTCGTTAGAATACGGTAGTTCTTTTTCTTGTAATTTTACATTATATATTGTCCAATTGTAAGGTTGAGTTCTCATCCTTACACTTTTATCTGTCGTTGTTTTGGCAGAGGTTTTTGGGTCAATATTAGGAACTTTACTACTAATAATGCTACCATCCAAATTAACAAACTCTTTTATACCGTCTTCCATATTATTTAATATTTCTTATAAATATCTAGGAAATCGCATTTGTTAACTAAACAGGTACTTCTCTACCCAAACCTGGGATTGTGAAATTGACATTATCCGTAAACCAAAAATCAGAATCGTAATTGTATTTACCCCAATAAATCTTTTCAAGGTCTGATGGTGTGAATAATTCCTCAATTGTATCTTGATCGCTTTCTTTATTTGGTTGGCTATTAACCATTTCAAGTTCTGATACCATCCAATTCTTTTTTTCTTCTGGGTTGTTAATTAGTATTTGGTTTCTAACCTTAATATCAAAATTAACCAAAAGCCCTTTGATTCTAGAATTAAACATCGCAACATATTTTTCAACATTGTATTCCCCAACAGCTTCTGGGTTAGCCTCCATTTGCTTTTCATCAAGAAGATAGCAATTTATTTTTTCAGTTATATCATAATACTCTGGGCCTGGTGACTTACCATTATTAATCTCAAACAATCTAACTTCAGCCGCCTTTAACTTACATTTTTTGGTTGTTTGGATATCTCCGTGAGATTTTTTTGTACCATTATTCACATAATAAAGTGTATCACCCAAACTGACCGATATATTATTTAAAATAGCCAATTCCATATGAGCTTGTTTTGGTAATGGTTGTCCGTTTTTGTTAACACCTCTGTTTCTATATTGTTCAATAGTTTTTTTAACCCTAGCTTTGGTTGCGATTTTAGCCAAAGGTATTTTTTTGTCACATATCTTACCTATATAATCATAATAAAGTTGGACAAACTCATAACCCTTACCGTTTAAAAGTAAAACAATAGACTTATCCAAAAACTCTTCAATATAAATTGGTAGCTTTTTAGATTTAATCGTATTTCCAGTTAAACTAATACTACCATCATTTTCAAGTAGAGCATAGTTTTTACGAGCTAAATTTAGTGTGGCTGGCCACATACCATCTAAACCAAGTGCCATCTCGCCTTTCATATATAAATCATTAAATTCAGCAACAACGGCATGTACACCTCTGTATTCTTTACCCGCAACAACTTCGCTATTATAACCTTTACCCACATAATAAAAATGTTCTTCACCTGTACTTGGCGCCATGAAGTTAACACCGTCAGTGTCAAGTACAGTTGGTTGGTAACCTCTTTTCATAAAGAACTTAACCATTAAACGAAGATACTGCCTAGCTCTACATGTTATACCCTCAGCAACATCCATTTCAGCCCACGGGAACGCATTTGGTGCACCCAACGCACCGAACATCGAGTTGATGAAGATTTTAAGTGGTAATTGTTTTCTTTTGTAAAGCGACTCAAGTTGTTTATTACCCTCTTTACCATATTTTTTAGCCAAGTCTTTTGCTTTAAATCTTTCAGAGTGAAAATATTTTAAGAAAGATTTCATTACACCACTAACATCAACAGATGGGAATACATCATGCGCTAATTGTATAGCTGGGTACAGTGAGTTAAAGTCCATTTTTCTCAAGTCTTTTGAGAACCCAACTTTTAATAGTCTTGATAACCCCCCAACAAAATCTCTTTTTCTATCCGAAATTGGTATTGCTAAATTTTTCTCATAAGACCATGTTAGCATTAGTAGTTTCCATAACCCAGCGGTACCCATGGTTGACACTCTTTGATATGTGGTTGGGATCATTTTAGCCAACATAAAAGATGTTTGATTGTAGATGTTATCAACTTCCATGGTCTCCCATAAGTCATCCATCAAATACCTTTTAACTATGTATTTACCATCAACTTCAATCCAATCGTGATTGACATACTTTTCAATGGCATTAATATTTGCCAGTAAAAACTGATAAGTTTTTGGCGCTCTTTTTGGTAATTCAGCTAAACCAGTACCAAGACCATCTGATGGAAAAACAACACTATAACCATCTCGTATTTTTGATAAAATTTGCGTTACCGCATAATTAATCTTTTTCTTATTTTCTTCAAATTCGGAATCACAATAGAACGCATCAGGATCCATTGTTGGTTTTTTCTTTGTTGGTATTCCAATTGAGTTTTTTTCCCCCCTCATTTGGCCAGCCTGGCCACCAAAACCATCACGCTCATCATTATCACCAAAAACAAATATTTTTTTAGGATTATCTCGAACAATTTCTCTTGTGATATAATCCATTTTTTCAAATTTTGGTTTTATTTCTAAATAAGAACCAGTCTTATCATCAAAATAATATTTTTTATCGCTAGACCATAAAGCGCCAATCTTATCACCTTTAATATAGACACGATTCTTTTTTGCTACTTTGTTATACTTACAAACGTATTTTAACGAGGCTGACTTCATGCTAGAGTCAATTGCTTGAGCTCTTCTAACAGAGTGTATAATATCAATAATCGAATATCCGAACATGTTTGTTTGAACATAATCTTCAATTTCGTTACCCAATTTTAATATACCATCTCGATTATTAATAACTTCACCGTTTTTTAGTGTTTTGGCGATTTTAGTTATATCAACACCAAGTATTTCACATCTTTTAAAAATAAAATCCCAGTCAAAGTTTGCACTATTGTACCCCCCAATTATTGTTGGTTTTAAATAATCGATAACCGCAAAAAATTTAGCTATCGCGGCAACTTCACTTCTGTCAGCATTTTCACCATCGGTTTCACAATCAAATAATTCCTCAAAACCATTATTTGACTTACAACCAACTAAAAATATCCTAGAAGTTTTAGGATCCAAACCAGTTGTCTCTAAGTCAAATACGAATTTTTCTAGATTGTCGTAGTCCTCATAACCTTTATAAAGCCTTTTACCTGTTGATATTAGGTATTGTTCGATAGGGCTCAAAATTAAGAAGTTTTCATTTATACCATTACGTCTATCGTACACACCACCATAAAGACCTCCGTTTCTAAAAAACTGCAACATTCTTTCATGCCCCTGATCGCAAGTTACCAAATATTGGTAACCAGTCTCAAGCTTAGGGTGGTTTTGGTGGTCAAGTTCGGTTATGGTTATACCATATTCTTTTCTAGCATTTTGAATGTTTAGATCGTTTTTACCGTAAAAATTAAGGTTTTCTTTTAACTCGCCGAGGTGTTTCATCCACATAAAGGACTTAAGCGGTTCGGTTTCAGTTGTTTTTGTGCCGTCAGGTAGTTGTTTGAACTTATAAATTAAGTTCGTTTCTTTATCGTACTCTAAATTTACGATATATTTTTCGTCATCGTGACCCAGTAAAAAAGACTCGACTTCGCTTAAAGATATTTTATAATCAGACATACTTTACCTATAATTTGCCACAAAGATAGTAAACTACTTGGTAAAAAGCAAATCTTGGTCTTTTAATTAATGTATGTGATATCGTTTTTAACGAAAGAATCGAGTATATGGATGTATAATTGCTCCCCTATTGGTACGATTAATTCGCCATTTGGTTGTAAATTTGTATCCAAAAAATTAATTTTAAATTCACCTAAATAAATTCCTGGTTTTTCGGTGTCTTCACTTGTAAAATCATATGCAATATAATATTCTTTTCGACTATTTTCCGTGCAAGGATCTTTTAAAATTATATTAGCCTCTTTATTTGCGATTTTATAAATACCAGTTTTTTCATCTTTCATCGCAAAAGTTATAACTGAGTTTTCCAGTAACTCTTCAAAACGATTATAATCGTTTCTACCATCACGATATAACCTCATTTTTAGTGTTGGTAAGGTTGAATATTGTCTTATTGAAAATACCATTACATTACGTTTTTAATAAATATACGTCTACCACCTTTTGGTAAATATAAATCGTATTCAGTTAATTTATTTTTAATAATATCTCTCACTTCTATCGGGTATAGTGGCGTTGAATACATTTCGATAAATTTAACACCACCATCAAATGTACCAGCAAAAAACTTTTCAAGAATACCTTGGACTTCTTTCGCGCCATCTAAATAAACAGCTTCGTATAAACCTTGTGTCCCCCCACCATACGATATATTAAATGGAACCCCTTCTTGATATTTTGATTCCGCATCTAACTCGTGAGGAATAATTTCCTTAAATTTATGATTTCGATAAACCGTAAAACCATTCAGTAAAATACTTAATGTACCTTTTTTGTAATCACCGTATTTTAATTGACATTTATTGTCATAACTAAAATCTCTTTCAAAGCTAATGGTAAATAGTAAATATTTATTATCGGACAAATTGATAACTGGTAATCTAGTGTAAGATTCCTCTATTGTAAAATATTTTGTTATAATTTTACGAATTGTAAAATCATCACAAAGTGACGAGTAATCAATAAAAGAATTATTTGTTATACCACTTACATCTTGAGTTTCTCCAGTATAACATGGGTCTGTTTCGTAAATAGTTCTATAACCAACTCTACCATCTGGTGTTATTCTAACCCCAAGTGCGTTATTTAAGATATCTTTATATTTGTTGTTATATGTTAATGCAACTGACTCTAAAGGGTTGTATTTTCTACCAATATATGGTATTCCATTGTAATAATTAAAATATCCAGTATATGGTAGACCGTTTAGCGTGTAATAATTAACTGTGTAAAGATTGTATGTGTCTAAAAAGTTAAAAGAATAATCATCCTTTAATTTTGTTATCTCCACATTTGTTAAATCAGAAAATTTGTTTTCAGCTCTAGTACCAATATAAAAAATAAATCCTGGGTTGTTAAAAATATTATTTAATGTCATACCAGTTGTAACACCCGTTGTTGCGCCAGTTGGTAAATGTAACAACATATTAACACTCCAACCTTTTCGCATTCTAGATGGAAAAAATTCAACTGGATAGCCAAATAATTTAAAAAACCCTTGATAAAAACCGCCATCTAGTTGGTTGTAACCGTTGTGAGTTTCTATATTATATTTAATATTTTTTGTATAACCAGAAACTTCATGAAAACAAAACGTATCACCAGATATAAATTGATATTCAATTTCTGGATCAATTATAACCTCAGGCAACGAATTTTCTGTTGGTATAAAAAAATTATCGTAACCAGTGAGTGATATATTTTTTATTAAAACGTTTTGATTTAATTCATAACCAGATGTGTCGCACAAATCTTCGGTAACGTCAATATGAAATAAAATATTATTTTCAATATTTCTTTTAAAAAATCTACAATCGTTTGTCAAAACAAAATCATAGTATGAACCTTTTTCTAACTCAGTTTTAAACATATGTAATATTATGGTAAAAATTTAACAAATTTTAATTTAGACAAAACATCGTTTTCTGGGGCTACTGGTATAACCGTATTATCTGGAGTAAATATAAATCTAAACCTGATAACTTCTCCCCATAAACTAAAACCAGCGATTAATGTGTCAAAATTGGGTATATAAAAAGAAAACTCTTGTCCATTAATGGGATCATCATTTGCTAATGTCGCAATTTCTGTTGCTACTAAAGTTCCACTTATATCTTCAATTCTCAATGATAATTGTGTTGTTAGGGAACCATAATAAGATGTATCCAAATATAAAACTTTAAAACTTAAAGCTGAACCTGGTAAAAGACTTGTCCACATTGCACTATTTCTAGGTATAATATTTGGCACATTGTAGCTATCGCTAAAAATAAATGAGTTAGAAAAATTAAAATCATTAATAAGACCAGTTGTACCAGTAACAATTACATTAGGGTTAATTTCAATTGATGTAATTGGTGATTGTGTTAAACTGTGGGTGTATTGATATATATTAGAGCCTTCTTTCATATATATTGTTTTATTTGACCCAACATCTAACGAATCCGCTGAATATGATATAGTAATTTGATTTGTTATTGGATTTAAACTAAATGGTGGTGTACTATTCGCTGGTGAAGAAAACGTATTTCCGTTGTCGGTTGACCAAGTAAAAACACTTGGATAATATGTTGGAGAACTAAATATATTTAAAACACCTAAACGAATATAACCTGGGTTTTTTCTGGTAACAACCGCTGTCCAAGTACCTTCGCCAGTACCCACACCAACGCCTATCACGTATTCTGTATCTTCTGTATAAGGCGACTCTAAAATTAAGATGCCATCGAGATAATAATCGTATTTATATAACCCTGGATAATAGTCCGATCCGTCATCATTAGTTATGACTTTTACATTAATTTCAACACCAGGTAGGCTCGGATTCGTATCATCAGATTTATAAATTAAATGTTGAATAGGAGGTACATCTGGCGGGGTATACAAACCCTGACTTATAAAATCCCAACTATAATCTGGCGCGTTTAATGTTATTGTATCAGTATATAAAATTTCGTTATTAACATCTTCAACAATTAAATTATATGTTTCACCAGTTAAGCTACCAAGTGTTTGCCATTCATAGCTTGGTGTGTATAATATTGATGTGAATGTTGTTCCGCCATCAATACTATATCGCTTACCCGCAAGTGCACCATCACCAGAAACAGTTATATTAATAATACCGTTAAACGGATAATTACCTGGGGTTGATGGATCAAATATTTGTACCGATGGGTCAGTAAAAACTACAGTGTAAGTCGTGGATCCGCTAATTACATTATAATTACCGTTGGTGTCAACTAACCCCCAAACTAATTTAAAATTAGTGCCGTCTTGAACCGCAATTAACGCATAACCAGTATTTGCCAAAGGAAAAGTACTTGGTATTTCGTCAGCATCTAATGATTTTATTACATCGCCCGCCGCATTTTTTTCTTCAATTAACAACCCGTTTTTTGTTGCAATTTTTAAAACATTGTTTGCATCAACGTAAATAGTACTCTCACCATCAGATAAAATAGCATTTAAATCACCAAAATTTAATTGTGATATTTTTAATTGTTCAGTTGTAAATAATTTAGAAACTGTGCTCATGGTGTATTATAATCTATATTTGTGTCAACAAGCGCCCATACCAATTTAAAATTAAACCCGTCCCTAACAACAGTAAGGGCATATCCCTCAAATGGATCTGGAAATGATACTGGCAATGGGGGTATCGGTAAATTTTTTATCACATCGCCACCTGGATTAACTTCACTAGCAACCCCCGATTCTTTTGTAACCATACCCAGTGAACCATCTGTTTTTTTATATAAAAGAGTTTCACC